ACAGCATACACGATGGTATTTGGTTGAAAAATTATGTATTGTTGACCATCAATTGTTTCTCTTTTTATATCACCTTTTGTAAACATCATGTCACCTTGAAGAATGCCTTTGATGCCTAACTTAGGTAAGTATGTAAGAGCGATTTTGAGTTTTTTATTCAAACCCTCTGATGGATGATTTCTGTCAATGTCATCTTCGGTATAGTTTAACTTTGCGTCTTTATTAAAGATGCCTTTTGTAGCAACGAAAAATTTATCATTTTCTGGATTGATGCCACAAAAAATTGCAGGCGCGCCATCCCATTTTGTTGTAAGATTGACTTTTGTTTTTGCATTACCAGCAAGCATATCACGCAATGCTTGTAAAAAGTTAATGGCATCACGGGCACCAGCAACGCCACGATTTAATACTTCGTCTTCGAGGTGTTCAAGATGAACATTCTTATCTTTTTTTACTGATTCTGTTAGAAATTTTGTGAAATTCATAATCGTTACAATTTTACTATTACGCCAGTTGATGGAACTTTATCTGTGACAACAATGCGACCTGCACTATCACCTCTTGATGGAGACTTACCATATATTTTTGGTGTGCCATCTGTATCTTTGGCTTCGGGATCGAATCGTTGATCTTCCCTTCTGGCTCTTAATCTAAAATAAAGATCATGTGTTTTTGCAAATTTTTCTGCTTCAATTAATGAACCATTTAATGTCAAAACATTTTTTTTCGGATCATATCTAGAAACAACAGTCATTGGACCAATATACATGAAATCAATAGGACCACCCATTGCTTTATTGCCAATAACAATTTTTAATTTGTCTTTGCTAGAAATTTTACCAAAAACATCAGGTACTTTGTCGCCAAGTTTGAGTTTTTTCTTATCTTTTAATTCTTTGTATGCGGCAGTCATAAACTTCTTTGCAATACCAGGAACTGCTAATTCAAGACCTTTCAATCCACCGCCAGCAAGTGATGGTGCAGATTCACCTTTCAGAGAACAGTTTATTTCTACAACTTTACCACCGGATTTTGCCTTTATAACAACATCAGTATAAGGTTCAGAGCCGCCGGCTTGACGCCCAGTATATTTGTCTGCGTCTATAACACCAATAAGTGTAGTATCACCAGCAATTAAAGTTATTGGGTTTTTTTGATTTTTTTTGAATGCGTCTTTAATGCTTTTCACAACACCACTCTCTTGTCGTTCTGCTGATGCGCCTGCCATACATTCTCCAATAAGAAACTAATTTCTTATTTATGCATTGCAAATTATAACATGAATTTCTTTAAAATTTTCTTTGCTTCGTCAACATTTTTGATTTCTGGCTCAATTGGTTCATATTTTATGATAAAACCAGATTTTGTTTTGGGATCAAGTGTTAAGACTAAATTGTGTTTTTCGGCATTCCAGACACCATTATTGACAGAAATTCTAATCTGTTTGATATTTTTATAATCAAATGACATGTTCACTCCATCATGTATTGTTGCAAAATGATCTGTTTTGCTGTTTCAGCAATACCAACTGCACCAACAAAATCTTTACAATTGGCACTAATTTCAACATTTCCATCAGAATCCATGTATGAAACTATGAATTCTCGTATTTGTCCACTCTCAACATTTTTTCTAAAGTCGTCAATAATTGACAACATGTGTTCAATATTTTTTTTGTTTTCTTCATCATCTTTTGTTTTGAAATTTACAACCTTCATACTTTCAATCCTGAAAAATTACGATTAAACTTACTCTCACGATTACCGAATGTGTTTAGTGGTGGCGTATCTTCTGGTGTACCGGAGTCAGACAAAGTTTGTGCTGAATCTTCAACATCATACAATTTCATTTTTGCTCTGTCAATACCCACAACAAATCGTTTATGAAGATTAGGATCACCATAACGATTCTTCAACTGCTTCACAACAATCTGATTCAATTGCTCAAGTTCTTCGGAAGTAACTAGCGCAAACATGAAGTCAGCAGTCGCAGGCAAACCAAAAGATTCTGAAGTGTCTTCAAGACCAGGATCGGTATTTGTAAAACCGCTTCTTGTAGTTTGTGTCGCAGAAACAATTGGCAATGCATTTTCAACAGCAAGACCACGCAGTTCTTCAGCAATCGCTTTGATATACGAATATGAATTTACATTTGCACCCTGTTTAATTCTTGCAGACGAGCAGATATTCAGATAGTCAATAAAGATAATATCTGGCTTGAAATTCTTTTTGAGGGCTAAATCTTGCAACAATGCACGAAAATGCATGACAGAGGCTGATGCGGTAGGATATTCTTTGATGATCAACTTGCCTTGCACTTTATTCATAAGACTATTGAATTTTCTAGTATAGTCTTCTTTAGTCATTGTGTGCAATTCATTCAATTCAACATTTAAAAGATTTGCATCGATGCGTTCTGCAATGCGTTCTTCAGCCATTTCCATGGTGATGTACAGAACATTATGACCTTGCGACAAACAAGATGCGGCAACGTGACACATGAACAAAGACTTACCAACACCAGTGCCAGCAAGTGCAATATTCAAAGTTTTGATGGGTAAGCCACCTTTGGTGATTTTATTGAACAGATCAAGATCAAACTGAATTCGTTTTTCAGTCTTATGATAAAAATCGAATCGTGAATCATAATCGTTGATATAATCATGACCAATGTGAGAATCAAAAGAAACACCCAAAGCATCACTTAGAAGTTTGGGAATTTCACCTTTTGATTTTGCACCTTTTGTATCATCAAGAATCTGAACAGATTCCATGATGGCATTATAAATGGCTTTGTCTTGACAGAATTTTTCTGTTTGTGTTGTGAGCCATTGTATTTCTGTTGGCTCATTTTTTTGTTTGTTTAGTTCTTGAAGTAACTCAACTGCACCACGAACTTCTGGCTCACTATAATTTTTTGATTCTGTAAAATTAATTATCAGAGCTTCATTTGTCGGTAGAGTTTTATACTGGTTAACGAATGTAAATATCTCTTTAAAGATGTTTCGTTCTGTTGCATCGGCAAAATAGTCTGCACGAATAAAAGGTAAAACTTTACGAGTATATTCTTCATTGTAAATCAGGTTCTTCAAAATCGTCTGTTCTAACCGATTCATCTTGTTTTGCTTTCTCTGAGAGTATTTGTGTAAGTATATCACCCATTATTGTATGAAAATCCGGATCAGATTGCAACTCATCCGAATCATGTTTACCTGGTGATACGATAGTATAACCAAATTCTAGTTTGGCTAATTCACCCTGCTCAACTACTCTTGCTCTACCATAATGATATACCACACCATTAAATGGTTCTTTTAAAAGTACAATTCCAGTTAAATCTGTATCTTCAAAATTGATAAATGAGTAGTCAACGTTTTCTTCAAGCATCTTCGGTTTCTTCCAAAACGAAATCTTGTCCCATAATGTTTCCAAAAGCGACTTCATATTTTTCTCTCACAAATTTTTTGAAAGATTCATCTGCAAGAATATCTCTCCAGAATTCTTCTTTCTGAGTATCATCATATCGTTTTTTGTCGCCAATTTCACCAGTGTCTTGGTTTACCTTGGCATACCAACCATTGGATGGTTTTGAAACATGTCCGGATTCAAGTGCAACATCAAGTAGACCAGACCACTTGTTAATCCCACCATCAAAAGATACATTAACAGGTATTTTAGATTTTTCTTTGACATATCGTGATTTTTCTACATTGATGATAAAATTATAACCAGTAATTTCGGTGCCATCTTTTTCTTGTTGGCGACCAAGAATATAAATGTTGTCGGCTGAATAATACGAACCGGTACCACCACCAACAATATCTTTCGGGAACATGCCAATCTCTTTGTATGTGTGATTAACAACAACCATTGGAATATCTTTGAGTGTCAGATGTGGTGTGACCATACGGAACAAACTCTTCACTTGTTTGGCACGGCTCATGTCAGCGACAGACTTACCTTCAAGCGCATCTTCAACTTCTTTCTTAGATGCCAAGTTACCGATAGAATCAAGTACGATGATGAGTTTATCACCACGATTCACTTCTTGTAACTGTTGCATAATATCAAACTTCAACTGTTCAATATCAGTTAGAGGTGTATGCAACACACGATCCATATCAATGTCAAATGTTTCAAAGTATTTGATTGGTGTGCCAAACTCAGAATCATAGAACAACAATGCAGCTTCTGGATATTTGTCCATGTAAGCCTTTGCCATCAAAAGGCTGAATGCAGTCTTAAAGTGTTTTGATGGACCTGCCCACATGGTAAGACCTGGTGCAAAACCACCATTCAAACTACCAGAGAAAGCAACATTGACCATAGGCA